AAGTTAGTTGCTAATCAGAAAGAACCAAAGTCTGATCAGTGGCATGTGGTCGAATTTCCGGCGCTCATGGACCACGGACCAGTGTGGCCTGAATATTGGAACACGGACGAGTTGGAGAAAGTCAAAGCATCACTGCCCGTTGGCAAATGGAATGCACAGTGGATGCAGTCACCAACGAGTGAAGAAGGAGCCATATTAAAACGAGAGTGGTGGATGAAGTATCCTCACGAAGAGATACCTTCTCTACAACATGTCATACAATCTTACGATACAGCCTTCTTGAAGAAAGAAACAGCAGACTACTCTGCCATCACTACATGGGGTGTGTTTTATCCAAACGAAGACAGTCCAGCTAATCTTATACTTCTAGATGCTATCAAAGGACGATACGAGTTCCCAGAACTTAGGCGTTTAGCTTTACAACAATATAAATATTGGCAACCAGAGTCTGTGATTATCGAAGCAAAGGCATCGGGTCTGCCACTAATGTACGAGTTAAGGCAAATGGATATACCGGTTATCAGCTTTACACCGAGCAAAGGAAATGATAAACATTCTAGAGTAAACGCCGTTGCACCTCTTTTTGAGTCTGGAATGATATGGGCGCCAGAACAGAAATTTGCAGAGGAGGTGATCGAGGAATGTGCAGCATTTCCAAACGGTGATCACGACGACCTTGTGGACTCTACAACACAAGCGATCATGCGCTTCAGGCAGGGCGGATTGATTCAGCACCCTGAAGATTATATTGACGAAAAAAAAGATCCCAAACCTAGGACTTATTATTAATGGCTAGAAAAGTTATAGATATTATTTACAACCTCGTTCGTAAGAGACTTGCCGCATTTAATGCCAAAGCAAGTGGCTCAGGTATAACTAGGATACCTACAGATAGACAAATTAAAAAAAGTATGCAGGATGTTTTTCAAACACTTAAAGATGGTGGATACAATGTTGTGTCTGCAGAAAAGGTTATTAAAAACGAAGATGATCTTGCTAGAATTTTAACAGAGATACAACAAAAACAAATAGCAGAAGCTGCAGCTAGAAAGAAAGCATCAGAGGGATTAGAGAGAATATTAGATAAAATGGATAGAGGCATACCACTAAACCCAAGTGATCAGATATCTCTTGAGGGTTCTGGATTTCAAACGACTAAAGATGCTTTTAAAGGCTTTGAACCTAAAGTTATACCAGGTGGAAAGAAACCTAGAGATAAAAAATCAAAAGGTGGTATAGCAGCCGCTGTAAAAAAATTAAGGAAGATGTTTGGTAAAGACATTATTCAAAAAGGCAAAGCACTAAAGAAAAATGAAAAGAGAAAGTTACAAGATATGTTTGAAGATTTTAAAAAAAGAAATATGGCAGGTGGCGGTGTTGCTCACATGCTAGGTGAGCCAAGAGAAGAGATGGCAGCCGGTGGTATTGCACTCCGAAGACTGTTGCAATTTTTAAATAAAGGTACAGGTAGAACAGGATCTGAGGGTTTAAAAACAATGAAGTTAGATCCTCAACTTAAATTTTTTGCAGAGAAGCAAGGCTTCAACCCTGACCAAACCAAAATAGATTATTTAGAACAAGTTTTAAAAGCACTAAAAGCAGATAGAAAAATGATAAGAGGTTTAGAACCAGGTGCTCCTAGTGCAGTAACAGGAAAAACAAAAGATGAAATGGAACTCATAGCAGATAAAATGTTTAAAGAAAATTTTTTAAAAACTACGCAAGGCGGTAGATTTGAAGGTCTAAGCACAGAGGCCATTGATCAAAGCATCATGGAACTTGAAACAATTATTAAAAATTTAAAAACTAAAGGTAGAAAATTAAACGCTGACGGTGGCAGAATAGGTTTTGCTGACGGCGGTATGTCCAGAAGAACATTCTTAAAAATTATGGCAGCGCTAGCTGCGTTTCCTGTTGTAGGTAAATTAACTAAAACAGCTAAAATTGCGAAAGGATCAACGCCACTGGTTACAAAAACAAGTGAGATGCCAGAGCACTTTCCTAAACTTGTAGAAAAAATTTTAAAAGAAGGGACAGTGGTTGATAATCAGTTTGTTAAAAAAACAGGTAATGTAAAAACTTACAGACACCCCGACAGACCAGATATGGAACTTACTATCGAAGGAGAGGGTGATAGAATTACATTAGATTTTGAAACCGACCAAGGTATGAGAGGTGGTTATGAATTTAAAAAAGGATTGCCCGATGAAACAGTACCTAATCCACCAAATGAATTTATAGAAGGCGAAGTTAAATATAGAATGTCTCCAGAGGGAGATTACACAAAAGATTTTGAAGAAGTTATAGATACTGGTACAGAAAATCTTGATGAGTTTGTAGGAATAAAAAAACAAAAAACTAGTAAGTCTAAAGTTAATCTACCTGAATCTTTAGATGATGATTTAGCAGAGGGCGGACTAGCTGGTTTATTAGGAGAATAATGAAAGTAAAACATTACAACGAGATGATGGGATATCTTACTCGTCCAGGATTCAATGGCGGTGGTTCGGTAAAAAAGAAACCTGTCCTACCTAAAAGAAAACCACCAGAAGAAGTTAAGAAAAGAAAAAAGATAAACTACGAAAAAATAAAACAATATCTTGGTGAAGAGTCTAGAGAGCTTATTGAGAAAGAATTAGGTTTTGCAATCGGTGGATCTGTAGAAACACCAAAGCGTGGTTTGGTTGATGAACCAGGAAGTTATTCTCAAGAATCTCCTACTGTTCAAGCTAGAAAAGAATTTAAAGGCAAAAAATTTATAAGTGTTCCTGATCCAACATATTCTGACGGTAGAAGAAGGGTTATGACTCCAGAATATAAAAAATATGTAGAAGAGCTTAGAGCCAAACCTAGTCCTGCAGAACAAAGAACAATTAGTGCTTACAATGCAGCAAAAGAAAAACTAGGGAGATTTCCTAGCATTGAAGAAGTTAGGGCTGCAGCTCCTGGAAAAAGCAAACCTGCTCTTTCTGTAGTTAGAGAAGCTTTAGAAAAAAATAATTTAGAGTTGAGTGAACCTAGAGGCGGACTCAAAAAAGGTATACTACAAGCTCACAAAGATTTAACAGAGGAGTTAGGTAGACCTCCTAGAGTGGCTGAAATTGATGAACAAACTAAAAATTTATCAAAAATGAAAAGTGCTGATGGAAGAAAATCTCAGATAACTCAATATTTAAATGAAGCAAAATTAAAATACACTCCCGCGCTTTTTAAAACAGATCCGAAAGTAAGAGCAGAAGTTAGAGCAAAAGCAGCTGCTACTTTAAGAGCAAAGGATAAACCAAGACTAGGTCAGCCAAGAAAAACACCAGAGGATATTTTACAGCGAGAACGATACAAAAGAATGGAGGATATAAAAAGAGATCCTAAAAGAATTAAAAGAGCTTTATCGAAAGAGTTAACAGGAACGCCTCTTGATGTTCATCACCCTTTCCCTAAAAGAGAAAAAGAGACTCTAAGAACATTAATGCTATTAGATGAGGATGTTAACAGAAAAGGAATTGTTCGATCCATCGAAGAGCAAAGAAATAAATTAATTAGAGAACAAAACATATTAGTAAATAGACCCGCAAAGAATAGAAGAAGGTTAGAACAGATAAACGCACAAATGAAAAGATTTAGAGCGGAGTTAAGAAAGACTCCTTACGGTGGTTTTTTAGGTTTTCCTGTATCCAACGAAAGAGGTAAAATAAGTTACATAGGTTTTGATAAAGCTAAATCTTTAGCTGGTTTAAGAGAGGGAGATAAAATGTTAGATAAAGATTTTGCTAAAGCAAGTAAAAATCAAGTAACGAAAATTTTAAACACTGCTAATTCTAGTCTAGTGAACGCAGTGAATAAACTACCACCTATTATTCAAGGACAAATATGTAATTCGTTACAAGCAGGAGGTTTATCTAAAACATGTGCAAGAGCGATAAAAGAAAATCCATCTAAGACTGCTGAGATTGTTGAGCAAAAAACTTTAAATTTAAAACCCTCTAAAGCAGCTACTAACGCTTTGAAAGCAGCTAGGTTTATAAAAAATGTTGCAGGTCCTTTCGCTATAGCTGGTGAAGTTGGATTTGAAGGTTTAATGATAGGGGATAAATACCTTGAAACTGGTATGCCAATGAAACAAGTTTTTGGTGAATCTATTTTAAATTTAGCTTTAGGTCCAAAGTTGAGAGTTGATGTCGAAGCAGAGCGTGCAAAAGAATTTGCAAAAGGTGAAGATTTTGCCATGGCAGAGCGTGGTAGAAGAAAAGCACCATTTCTAGCACAAGGTGAATATGCTGACAGACTAAGAAGAGAGGCAAGAGTTGCAGAAATGCAACAAAAATTTCCAGGTGTTAGTGAGGATGTATTAAAGCAAGAATTATTAAAACAAGATCCAAATATAGATTTAGATTTATTTCCGATTCAAGATTTTAAACAATTAGTAGATGATCAAATAAAAACAGAGTATTTTGCGGATAATTTTAGACAAGAAAAAGCAGGAGGCGGTCTGTTAAAACAAGCTGGAGATAGATCAGGTAAACCACCAGAATCAGGGCCTACACCAGATGGTCCTTCAGAGGGCTTGGCTTTTTTTCAAAAAAATGGTATTAAAATAAAGGAGTAATAAATGGCAGAAATAGAAAAAGGACTCCCAAACGAAACTCGTACGCAGGTTAAAGTTCCTGCTGAGGATATCGAAATCAAAGAGGAAGTCCAACAAGAGAAACCACCAGTAGAAGTTATACCCGAAGAAGATGGCGGGGCGACTATTGATTTTGAACCAGGTGCAATAAACATACCTGGCACAGAAAAACATTTTGACAATCTTGCAAACATTCTACCCGATGATGTTTTAGAACCATTAGGTGGCGAGATGAAAAACAATTACATCGATTATAAGATGTCAAGAAAAGATTGGGAAAAATCTTATACCGATGGACTTGACCTATTAGGATTTAAATACGAAAATAGAACGGAGCCGTTTCAAGGAGCTTCAGGTGCAACGCACCCAGTGTTAGCAGAAGCTGTTACACAGTTTCAAGCTACCGCATACAAAGAGTTATTACCAGCAGACGGTCCAGTAAGAACACAAATTTTAGGAGTAAGTACACCTGCCAAACAACAACAGGCAGAGCGTGTAAAAGATTTCATGAACTATCAGATCATGGATCAGATGAAAGAATACGAGCCAGAGTTTGACTCCATGTTATTTCATTTACCACTTGCAGGTTCTACATTTAAAAAAGTTTACTATGATGATTTATTAGGAAGAGCTGTTTCTAAGTTTGTACCAGCTGATGATTTAATCGTGCCGTACACAGCTAACAGTTTAGATGATGCAGACTCTATTATCCATGTTATTAAAATATCAGAGAACGATTTAAGAAAACAACAAGTAGCAGGATTTTATGCTGATGTAGAATTAAGTCCTCCAGGCATGGCTGTTAATGATGAAGTTTCAAAAAAAGAAAAAGAATTAGAAGGCACTAAAAAATCTGGAAAACAAATCCCTATGTATACTCTTCTTGAGTGTCATGTGGATCTAGATTTGGAAGGCTTCGAAGATCTTGGTGCAGACGGGAAACCGACTGGTATCAAGCTACCTTACATCGTAACTGTTGAAGAAGGTAGTGGAACGGTTCTTTCGATAAGAAGGAACTATGCGCCCAATGATCCAAAAAAACAAAGAGTCCAATATTTTGTCCACTTTAAATTTCTGCCAGGACTAGGA